TATAAAGAAGCGAGATTAATATTACAGTTCCAGCCTTCGGACGCTATCTTAAATAAATTGAATATGTTACACAAACCGGACGAGCTTGTGAAAATAACTATTGAAGAAGGGAAAGATTAAAAATGCCAACAGGAGTTTATATGAGAACAGAAGAGCATAGACGGAGAATAAGCGAAGGTCAGATGGGGCATACTGTTTCTTTGGAAACAAAACAAAAAATAGGCAAAGGGAATAAAGGTAAATATTACACAGAAGAAACCAAACGGAAAATGAGTGAATCTCATAAGGGAAATGCGGGTTATTGGGAAGGGAAAAAACATACCGAAGAACAAAATCGTAAAAATAGTGAATCTAACAGAGGTAGAATACCTTGGAATAAAGGGTTAACAAAAGAAACTGACAAACGAATTAGAATACAAGGAAAACACAATAGTGAAGCTCAAAGAGGAAAGTTTGGGGAAAAGGCACATAATTGGAAAGGTGGTATCACTCCCATAGAAAGAGAAATTAGAGCTTCTACCATATATAGTTTATGGAGAAAAGCAATATTTTTAAGGGATAAATTTCAATGTCAGGAGTGTGGACAAATTAGTGGCAAGTTAAATGTCCATCACAAAAAAGCTTTTGCAAAGATTTTACAATATTACGAAATTACTACATGGGAAGAAGTCTTAAAATGCGAGGAACTTTGGGATATCGATAATGGAATAACTTTATGTGAGAAATGTCATAAAGAAAAACATATAGCAAACCGATTAGTTAAAGTGGTGATTAGCAGTGAATGAGAAATTTAGGCATAGAGAAGCCTTTGAATATTTTCTTTCTCTTGGTGGTGGAGCATCTGCAAAAAACTGCACAAAAGTTGCACAAAAGTTTCAGATAAGCGAAAGAACTTTTTGGAATTGGTATAAAAAATATAACTGGAGAGAGAGAGTTGAACAACGGGATATTGAAAATGCTAAAAAGTTGGAAAAGAAAGTTGATAAAGCCATAGTAAATTCTAAAGCTGATTACAGGGCTTTGATTAAAAAAGTTGTCAAGGCATTTGAGGATAAGCTCAAAGCAGGGAAAATAAGAATATCAAAACCTGAAGATTTGAATGTAATGGCGAAACTTGATTTATTAATGATGGGCGAATCTACTGAAAAACAAGATACAAACATATATGTAACTATTGAAAAGGACAAAGAATAATGTCAGGTATTTATGTTATTATCAATAAAATCAATGGGCATAGATACATTGGTTCATCTATAAATATAAAGGAACGGTGGAGATTGCATATTGTTAGATTGCGAAACAGTAATCATCATAGCCCGTATCTTCAGCACGCATGGGATAAATATGGAGAAAAAAGTTTTGATTTTGTTATTTTAATTAAGTGCGACCCTAAATATCTTTTAAGAAACGAACAATATTATTTAGATAAGTTGTCCCCTGAATATAATATTTGTCCAACCGCTGGAAACAGCTTGGGTGTAATTCGTAGTAATGAATATAGGCGAAAACAAAGTATATCACAAAAAGACAAGATAATATCAGAAGAAACACGCAGAAAAATATCAATTGGAATGAGAGGGAAGCGGAATAGTCATTGGGGCATACTGTTTCAGAAGAAACGAGGAAGAAAATAAGCAAGAAGAACAAAGGCCATAAACATACAAAAGAAGCAAAATTGAAGATAGGTAAGGCGAGCATGGGAAATCAATATGCTTTGGGGCGTATCCAATCTAAAGAGGAACATCAAATGAGAAGCAGAAGCCAACAAAAGAGATGGCAAAGAGAAAGAGACAGAATCGGGGGAATCAGCAATGGATTATAATATTAAAATCAATGAGGGCATGTTTAACTCTATTTATATCCCTTATCTTGATGACCAGACCAAAACCCAGATTTTTTTTGGTGGCAGTTCATCTGGAAAATCTGTATTTCTCGCTCAAAGATGTGTTTATGATATTTTAAAAGGTAATAGAAATTATCTAATTATTCGTAATGTCAGTAGGACAATTCGCACGTCAGTTTTTAACGAAATAAAAAAAGTTATAAACACATGGGAAGTCAATAAATTATTTAAAATAAACCATACAGAAATGGAATTTACTTGCGCTAATGGTTACCAAATAATTAGTAAAGGACTCGACAATGTTGAAAAAATAAAGTCTTTAATCCCACAGAAAGGTGTAATTACTGATATTCTCATTGAAGAGGCGACAGAAATAAATGAGGAAGATTATAAACAACTTACGAAGCGGCTTAGAGGAAAATCGAAGGTCTTGAAGCGTATCACATTTACGTTTAATCCTATTATGCGAACTCATTGGATATTCAAGCGCTATTTTACTAACTGGCCAGAGGGCTTTTTTGAGTACCACGATGATAAATTATCCATCCTAAAAACAACCTACAAAGATAACAAATTCCTTGAGCAAGACGATATAGATGAGCTTGAAGGGGAGGTTGACGAATATTATTATGATGTGTATACCCTGGGGAATTGGGGGATATTGGGAGATCTGATCTTTACTAACTGGAAGATTGAAGATCTCTCTCAAATTAAAAATACATTTGGGACTTATTACAATGGCCTTGATTTCGGCTATGCAGCGAACCCAACCGCAGCGGGCAGGCAGGCGATCCGGGAGAAGAAACTGTATATCCTTGATGAGCTGATATATGAGCGTGGATTGACTAATGATGTTATAGCGTCGAAGTTGCGTCCAGCCGTTGGAAAAGAATATGTTCGTTGCGACTCTGCAGAGCCCAAATCTATCGCTGAGCTGAGGAAGCACGGGGTAGAGGCCCTGGCAGCTAAGAAGGGGCCGGGAAGCGTCAATTTTGGTATCCAATACCTACAGCAGTTTGAGATTGTAATCGACAGGGAATGTCAGAACGCAATCAATGAGTTTCAGCAGTACCAATGGAAAAAGAATAAAGACGGGGAAACGATCAATGAACCGGTTGACAAATACAATCATTTCATAGACTCCGTAAGATATTCATTATCGGATAGGATATTTGAAAGTAAAGATGAGGGCGTGTACCCAGAGAGTGCAAGCATTGAGGAGATAGGAATATGGTAAAAAAGGAGATTATTATGCCAAGTTTTTTAACAATCGAAGAGATAACACAAAAATATGGTATCCCAGCACAGAAGATATACCAAAGGGGATATAAAAAAGATTGGAAGATCGAATCTCCGAAGAGCTTTTTAACAGTTAAAGAAGTAGCAGAAATTTTCGGATATTCAGTGCAGGCTATATATAAATGGATTGAAAATGGATTAACGTGGTGCAAAGTTTCAGAACATGGGACAAGGGTTAGACCAGAGAATTTATTGAAATGGTTAAGAGGCCGGGGCGATTCAGAAGGTGAATCACGGGTTGAGGATTATTTTTTTAATCAAGATAAATATAAAAAGCATCCCTTTGAAAATGAAAATAACTAAAGAAAAAATTTAAGGTGATGAGGTAGGGGGGTTGTATGTTTAAGAAAAAAGAGTATATGAAGCAATATCGTAAAGATAATAAAGAAAAAATAATAGAAGCAAATAAGCAATGGCAAAAAACTAATTCTGAATACATAAAGGAATACTATCAAAAAAATAGAGGAAAAATAATAGCATATAATAAAAAACGGTATCAAGATAATAAAGAAAGAAGTAATGAGCAAAGCAGAGAATGGCGTAGGGAGAATCTCGAAAAGATAAAAGCACGAAGGAAGCTGTATCGTATTAAAGCAAAAGAAAAAATAAAAGAATATAATAGAGAATGGGGAAGAAAAAAGCGTAGAACAGATTTAAAATATAATCTTAGAAGAAAAATGTCAGGAGCAATTTACAGGTCTTTGAAAGACAATAAAGCAGGCAGACACTGGGAAGATTTAATTGATTATACCTTGATTGATTTAATTAAAAGACTTAAATTCACTATGCCTAAAGGATGTACCTGGCAGGATTTTATAGAAGGCAAATTGCATATAGACCATATAATACCGGTATCAGTATTTAATTTTGATAGACCAGGGCATTTGGATTTTAAAAGGTGTTATGCCTTGGGGAATCTTCAATTATTGCCTGCAAAAGAAAATTTGAAAAAAAGCAACAAATTATATAAATCATTTCAGCCGTCATTGGCAATATAAAAGGAGAAAAAATGTACATAAAAGATTTATTAGACAAGTACACAGGCGATTTTGCAAAGCTGGTTACTGCTTTATCAGTAGATAGCCAGGACCGGGACGTTGAGACATACAGGAAAGAATATAACGGTGAGCATGACATTTTAGACAGGCCAGTAAAGGTCGTTGGTACCGGGAGGGCTAAGAAAAATGTTCCCCAGGCAAAGGAAGTCATCCGGTATCAAAAGAAAATCGTGCAAATGGCGGTGGCCTTTTTATTTGGTGATCCAGCGAAGCTAATCCTAAGCAACGAAGGGGACAAGTTTCAAGAGGCATTCGACTTACTTAAGGACGTCTGGGTGGGGAATAAGCTGGATTATTTCAATAGGAAATTAGCTCGCAAGCTATTTGTGGAAACCAAAGTAGCAGAGCTTTGGTACGTGGTGGTTGATGAGGACAAGGCGAAGCACATCAAGGTCTCTCTACTCTCAGATGAGAATGGCGACGGAATATATCCCCATTTCAATGAAAATGGAGATATGGATGCATTCACCAGGCGCTATTCTATAACAGAGCTGGACGGCAAGGACTATGAGCACGTTGACATTTACATGGCTGATAAGATTATCTACGCAGTGAAGCGCCAGGAGTGGATAACCGAGGAAAAGGAAAATCTATACGGCAAAATCCCGGTGGTTTACTATGAGCAGGCCGAGCCAGAGTGGACAGGGGTACAAAGCGAAATCGACAGAAGCGAAATGCTTATCTCGAAATTTGCCGATACAAACGACTACTTCGGAGCGCCAACGATAAAGCTAAAGGGAAAATTAGTGAACCCACCAGAGAAGGGAGAAGTAGGAAGGATGCTGAGGTTTAGCCCCGAAATCAGCTCTGACGGTAAGGTTAGCTATGGAGATGCAACTTATCTCACCTGGGAGCACGCACCAGAATCGATAAAGCTGGAGTTTGAGATACTAAAAGATATCATTTATTCAATGACTTCCACCCCGGATCTGTCGTTTAATAATGTAAAAGGGCTGACAAAGACCAGCGGCGAGGCCCTGAAATTCCTGTTCATGGACTCGATTCTAAAGGCAATGGACAAAGAGGAAATCTTTGGAGAAGGGCTGACCAGGCGGGTCAATTTGCTAAAGGCAATCCTAAGCGTTACTTCCGTGAAGGATAAGGATAGCCTACAGGAATTAGATATATCAGTGAAGTTCGGAAAGGTTTTACCCCAGGACGTGACAGAGACCATCAAGGCACTGTCGATGGCCAGAGGGGGAGAGCCGTTGATGAGCGAGAAATCAGCGGTACGGCAGAATCCTTACGTGGACAATAGCGAGGAAGAGATTGAGAACTTGGAGGGAGAGAGGGGAAAGGTCAATAAACTTGGCGAAAGTTTTGAAGTTTAAACCTATCCGGTACTTCAAAAAGAAATATTGGGATTGGCAAATTAAAAAAGGAATGATGATCCTCGAGAGCTTGGACAGTATGCTGATAAAGGCCGGGTATAAGAGACAGGAGCGACGCCAGTTCTGGCGTGAATTTATTAAGAAACAGGAAACAAGGAATAAGGTCTTCGAGAGGTTAAATGGCAACCACACTTAAAGCGACATACATAGGGTTTGAGAAGCAGTTCGAGAAACTCCACCAAAAGGATATTATAGACCGCAATCTACGGATTCAAAAAGTTATGAATCAATCGATCAAGGACATCACCAGAAGAGTCAAGCAGTTTGAATGGAGACAACCTGAGATAATGTACCAGGGCTCATTCTTCAAGCTCAACCGGCAACTGGAAAAGAATATCAATGGAGTATTGAACAGGCTACATGGGGGCATTGAAAAGAACATAGAAGATGGCATTGTGACTAATTGGGATCTGGCTAATCTCAAAAATAATGGATTGGTAGGCCAATACTACAAAGGATTGGGACTGAGTAAGGCTGATATCCCCGCATCATTCCAGCAATTAAATCTGGCTGCTATGGATATCTTCTTAACCCGGACTACTGCTGGAATGAACCTATCTGAAAGAGTATGGAGGCTGACGAATGGCACCAAGGACCAGCTTGAATTATATCTGGCCTCGGGAATATCCACCGGCAAAAGCGCAGCCAGAATGACAAAAGATATTAGGCAATATCTGCAGAATCCAGACAAACTATTCAGGCGAGTGAGACAGGACGGGAAGCTGGTCTTGAGTAAGGCGGCCAGAGCTTATCACCCGGGCAGAGGAGTTTATAGAAGCTCGTACAAGAATGCCAGGAGATTAACATCGACCGAGATTAACATGGCTTATCGAATGAGTGACTATACCAGGAGACAGCAGC